CGTATGCCCCCGGTGTAAACGCCTGAATAAAATCAGAGCGCCAGAGAGCGCCTAATAACCGCAACCCAGAGGCTCAGAGAAGCCCTGCATCTCCTTAACCGGAGTGCAGGGCTTTTTGCGTTTTATGCAAATATCAGAACTCACACCCGACCCCAGGAACGCCAACAAGGGCACAGAGCGCGGACGTCACGCCCTCGAGGAGTCGTTGCGCACATACGGGGCCGGGCGCTCCATTTTGCTGGACAAGCACGGCACTATCATAGCCGGGAACAAGACAGCAGAGACAGCAGCAGACATCGGCCTGGATGAAGTGGTGGTAGTACAAACAGACGGCAACCAGGTGGTAGCCGTTCAACGCACAGACCTCGACCTCGCTAAAGACAACAAGGCCCGAGAACTCGCTTACGCCGACAACCGCGTGGCAGAACTCGACCTCGACTTCGACGCCGAAGTCATACTCACCGACCTGCAGCAGGGCGTCAACCTCGAGGACTTGTGGACCACAGCCGAGCTGGACAAGATGTTGAAGGACTTGACGCCGCAGGAAGCACCAGAGGCACAGGTAGACCAGGCCGAGGAGCTGCGAGAAAAGTGGCAGACGGAGCGTGGGCAGGTGTGGCAGGTAGGGCGGCACCGGCTGATGTGTGGCGATAGCACCAGCGAGGAGGACTTCAAAAGGCTGATGCTAGAGGATGTGGGGCAGATGATTTTCACAGACCCGCCCTATGGTGTCGGCTATGACGGAGGAGCAAAGAAGCGTAACAAGTTGGACGGTGACCACGTCGGCACGGATATATACGCAAAGGCTTTACCGGTCATCGCCGGGGTCGTAGACAAAAAGGCGCCGCTGTACCTGTGGTATGCTGATGGACACGCAGCCGCAGCCGCAGCCGCAGCCGCAGGATATGAAATAACCGCCCAGATTATCTGGGCAAAAAATCATGCTCAATTCGTCACGTCTGCGCACTACAAAGGGAAGCATGAGCCCTGCTACTACGCACACAAAAAGGGGCAATCAGCCCGCTGGCATGGTCAGAATAACGAGGTCACGCTGTGGGAGTATGACAGAGCCTCGTCCAACACATACCACCCAACGCAGAAACCAATAGAACTGGCCACCAGGGCCATAGGCAACAGCACAGAGCCGAGTCACATTGTTGTGGATGCTTTTTTGGGTTCAGGTAGCACGATGGTAGCCGCCGAACAACTGAACCGCACCTGCTACGGTATGGAAATCGAGCCCAAATACTGCGCCGTCATCCTCGAGCGCATGGAGCAGATGGGCGTCGTTGGTGTCGTAGACGGACAAAATGCCGCCGCGTAAACACATCGACCTCGAGAAGCTGGAGAACTTTTGCGTCCTGGACCCCTCAGCCGGGGAGATAGCTGCCTACTTCGGCGTGCATAAGAACACTATCCAGCGCAGGATGGGTGAGAAGAAGTTCAGGGAAGCGCACGACAAGGGCGTGGAGTCGGGCAACACGATGCTGCGGCAGGCGCAGATGAAGCTGGCGCGGGATGGTGACAAGACGATGCTCATCTGGCTGGGTAAGCAGCGCCTAAGCCAGAAAGACGAGAAGATGATAAAGAAGGATGCTCACACCACTATCGAAGTTGTCGGACTATCCGACACTATGGCACTTGCTGAGGAAGCAGCCGCCCAAGGCAATGTTGTCCCACTGCGCAAATCTGGCACGTAACGACCTCTTCTTCCTCTTGCGCTACGGTATGCGCAGGGAAGATGCAGAGCGGCAGTGGGTGCTGGACAGGTGCCGAGAAGTGCAGGAGCAGCCCAACGGCTGCCTGGACTTGTGGTCGAGAGAGCATTACAAGTCGAGCGTCATCACCATCGCCCTGACGCTGCAGAACATCCTGAACAACCCTGACTTAACGGTTGGCATTTTTAGCCACACGCGGCCCATAGCAAAAGCCTTCCTGCGGCAGATAAAGCAGGAGCTCGAGACAAATGAAATACTAAAAAGCTGGTTTCCCGAAACCCTCTACAGCGATCCCAGGAACCAGAGCCCCAAGTGGAGTGAGGACGAGGGCATAGTCGTCAAGCGCACGGGCAACCCCAAAGAGGCGACAGTAGAAGCCTGGGGCATCATAGACGGCCAGCCCACCAGTAAGCACTTTGACATCCTCGTTTATGATGACGTGGTGACAGAGAAGAGCGTGACGACACCGGAGATGGTGAAGAAGACAACCGACGCTTGGGAGTTGTCGCTCAACCTGGGCAAGGAAGGCGGGCACAGGCGCATCATCGGCACGCGCTACCACGACTCGGACACCTATGGAACGATACTGGAACGCCAAGTTGCGCGACCTCGCATATATCCTTGCACACAGGACGGCACGGCAACCGGCGCTCCAGTGTTGTTCTCCAAAGAGTATATCGAGGACAAGCGCCGGGCGATGACGCCCTACAACTTCTCTACACAGATGCTGCTCGACCCGATGCCCGACGCATCGGCGTACTTTGCCAAGGATTTGTGGCAGACATACCGGCTGGGAGAAGCGCCGCAGGGCATACGCTACATGGCCTCCGATTGGGCCATCACGCACGGCGCTGGCGACTACACCGTCATCGGCGTCGGCGTGGTAGACCACAACGACGACTTATATCTCACGGATTGGTGGCGCGGACAGGAAGCACCGGACAAGAGCGTAGAGCAGGCCGTGAGGATGATGAAGAAGCACCGCCCCCGCGACCATATTGCCGAGAACACGGTGATAGAGCGGAGTGTGGCCCCCCTGTTGCGGCGTGTGATGCGCAGTGAGGGCTACCTGTCAACGGCAGAGCAGTATATCAGCGCAGCGGGCAAGAAGGATGAGAAGGCGCAGAGCATTCGGGGCAGGATGGCAAACGGCAAGGTGTTCCTGCCCACCGACGCGCCCTGGTATAACGACTTGGTAGCTGAGATGTTAAGGTTTCCGTACGGGAGTCACGACGACCAGGTGGACGTGCTGTCGCTGTTCGGGCGCAGGCTGGATGAGATGGTGAAGGGCAAGCCCTTGCCGAAGCCGCCCGAGCCGCTGCGCGGGAAAACTTGGAACGACATTGAGCGGGAGAGTCGGCTGCGTTCTGCTGGCATCATCCCGGCATCTGGATACGCGGGAGGCATTTGATGGAGACAACGTGTACCTCGACTTCGCAAGGCGGCCCTTAGAACCACGACGTGCGTATGTCCTCTCCTGTGTCGGCCTGGTGCCGGTAGACCCCACAGACGAGGAGCGCCGGGCAGTATTCATCCTTGCGATAATGGCAAAGTTCCAACAACACACACGGCCACCTGAAGATTATGGGATACCCGACTAACAAGAGTGATCGCGCCGCCTTCTGGGGCCGTCACATCAAGCAATCTACCAAGCAGCTCGAGCCCTGGTATCGTGTGGGGCGTCGTATCCTGTCGCTGTATGAGAACGTGGCATATACGCAGCGGGAGCGTGCCGTGGACAGTTTTACCCTCACCGAGGAGAACACCTCGAGGGTGAAACCGTCGCTTACGTATGCGTGGATAGAGCAGTCGATGGCGAACATGCTATCGCGTCTGCCGCGCTTCCGTGTACAGGCGATGCGGCGCGACTCGATGGCTGGCGAGGTGCCCGTGGGCAAGGTGGTAAACCACTGGTACAAAGTCACCGACCAGATGCACCAGGACAGGCTGTGCTTGCAGGATGCGTTCACCTGGGGCTTTGCGATTAAGAAGGTGGGGTGGACAGCCAACGTCGTCGAGGACGGTGCCGAGAGCATCAACGACGATGCAGAGCTGTCGTTTGACGATGCGGAGGAGGAGAACCTGTTCCTGGCTACGGGTGAGCCTGCGCGGGTGGACAAGGACCACGACCATATCGACCACATCGCAAAACACCGAAAGCTCCTGGACGACGTCACCATCTCTGATGAGGTAAAGGACGACATCATCCAGCCCCACATATCCGACCACGAAGAACGCCTCGAGGAGGGTATGGCAGATGTCCACGTAGACATCCAGGAGGAGCAGCCTTTTGGCATTCGGTGGTATCCCGAGGACTTCCGCATAGACCCCCTCGCCCGCGACGGCATCAAGGATGCCCGCTGGATAGCCTTCAAGACGGTGCGTCCTCTTGACGAGATTATGGACAATCCGAACTACGACAGGGCTGCCGTCAACAAGCTGCGTGGTGAGCGGCTGACAGAAGCCCCCGACATCGACCCCCGCTTTGGTGAGGACGACGGCTTTGGGATGGTGACGGTGTGGGAGGTGTGGGCGCGGAACTTTAAAATCAGCGGCAGGAAGCGCCGCAACATTATTGCGGTGTATGCCGAGCAGGGCGATGACAACGGCGGCCCCATCCTCCTGCGGCACGAAGACGAGTGGCCCTATGAGAGCTTGAATGGCTACCCCGCGCATCTGCTCAAGTTCGGGCAGGGCACGAAGACGTGGCTGCAGAAGCCCATCCTTGCCCTGGCGGGGTTTGACAACATCCAACTGCTGATGAACGAGGTGCTGGACTCTTTCCTCGGCGTCGTGCGCAAGCAGAAGAACATCATCTTTTACGACAGCGACATCTTTCAAAACAACGAGGTGGAGCTGGCACTTACCGCTGCTGACGGTGCGGCGATAGGCGTGCCCGGCTTGTCGAACCAGCCCGGTGCCACGCAGCCGCTGCCCTTCCTCACCATCCCCAACGACAAGGGCGCGTTCCTCGACTTAATACAGGGCTTGGGCGACAGGGCGGCAGGCACACCGCAGCCTCTGGACTCGGGCAGCGACACCGCCACAGAGAGCGCCATCAAGGAGCGGCGCACAAGTGCTCGAGAGGGCATACGCCTGGACGCTTTTGAACAGTTCCAGGTAGAGACTGCCGAGGCGTTCTGGGCGCTGCACACGCAGTTCCAGCCCAAGATAGAGTTTCAAATCGACCCCAAGGCTGGTGAGTGGTCAGAGGTAGACAAGGAGGTGGTAAAGGGCCGTTACCGCTTCGAGGTAGATGTCAGCAGTGCCGCGAACACGCAAGCCCTCGAGAGAAAGCAGTGGCTGGATTTGTTGAACCTCTTCAGTGGGTTGATAGAGGTTGCGCAGGTGAGTGGGCAGCCGCCGCCGAACCTGCCCGCTATTGCCGAGCAACTGCTGGTTAGAGGGTTTGACGTGCTGAACCCCGAGGACTTGTGGCCCGCCATCGAGGGTGAGCTGGGGCCAGAGAACCAGCTTGCGCAGGCGCTGCAGGCGCAGATGGGACAGGGACAGCCAGGGCAGGGACAAGAGCCGGGGCCGATAAACCGGCAGCAGTTCGGCCAGGGCGCTCCGAGTGAGGCGGCACAGATGGGTGAAGCCGTGAGCTTGTAATGCCTGCCCGCCTCGACAACATCGTGCCACGGACTTTTCAGACGGCACCGCCTGACCTCACGGCAGTGGGCATCCCGCAAGTCACGCAGCGTCAGCAAGAGATAGACGAGATGCGGCGGCGTATGCAGCGGCAGACCTTCCCCACAGCTATCAGCATAGACCCCCAGGTAACGGGGCCGGGGCAGATGACGCGAGAGGGTAGGGATGTAGGGTTTGAGATTGCGTCCGAGTTCACGCCGGGGGCGGTCAGTCTTGGGGATGTCAGGGACATAGGGACAGCGGTGCAAGACCCGAGTCTGCTGAATGTGGGCATTGGGTTGGCGGGTGTGCTTCCTGTTGTTGGTGAACCTATCCAGGCAGGGCTGAAGGCGATTAAAGGCGCAACGAAAGCTACAGATACCGCCAAAGACATCGCCAAGATGACTGATAAGGAAATCCTGGACGAGCTGGGGGGGGGCGGGAGTCTGGAGGAACAACTTAAAGCAGCAAACAAAAAGTTCCACTCCCTGACAGGGAGCAAAGACCCCAACGCTTTCCAGCAACAGACGAAACTGGTAGAAGAGATGCAATCCCTCGACCAACAGATAAAGGCCGTAAAATCACCCGCAATCACATCTACCACGCGGGGCGAGAACCTCGACTTTAGCGAAGCAGCAAAAGGGTTATTCCCTGACGAGACCATCCAGGCACTCAAAGAGATTAGGCCGGGTCTCAAGATGGATTTTCTGACAAAGGAGGCCTTTATTAAGCGGTTCCACGACACAGGAGACGGTATCCACGCAGACATCAAGGCTAATAAAATCCTATTCTCTGAAGGGTCTAGGCCTGAGACACTGGCGCATGAAGTGGCCCACTCACTAATAGAAACAGACCACGGGTTGCGTTCGACCCCTATATGGCAACACCACATAAGAGCCGCAGATGCTGGTGACGAGTTGCCTCGGTTCTGGGGAACCGCAGAAGACAAGTTAAACAGGTTCACCGATGACAAGACAGACATCGGCAACTTCAACATGCAAGAGACCCAAGCAGATATAACAGGGCAGTATATCATGGGAACCCTCAGCCCCAAGTTGACCATAGCGGTCGAGAACATCGGCAAGGCGTTCCCTGACTCTGACTTAGGCAAGTTTGTAGCAAAGCGGAAAGTCTCAGTTGACCCTTCCAAGATGTCAGACCAGGAGATACTGGAGGAGTTGGCTTACCCTAATCGTGACTTCTTCCACGGGACACAACAGCCAAGACGCTTTGAGTTAGAGGAAGGCTTTGAGGTTGGAAGAAGGCCCGACTATGGTGACGCAGAAGGGTTTGTAGACGTAGGCTCCGGTCCAGACCCGTCATCGTTCCTAGGTGTGTCGTTCGCCTTTACTCCCGACATAGCCAAGAAGTTCACGGGGAACACATCCACAGCAGGAAACCTCAACACGCGGGTCGTTCAAGGCGCGGGGGAGGGGCGCGTCATCCAGGCGAGATTAGGCGTAAAAAACCCAAAGCAGTTCAAGGATGACCACGAAATACAAGACTTCATCTATGGACAAAAGAGCAACAGCCAAGACGTTGAAGACAAGATAATGCAAGAGGTAGACTTTGATGACGAGGCAGCCGAGGCGTTGTTTGAGAGGTACGACAACGATATAGCGTACAGGACAGACATCAACCGAGAGGTTATGGATGACCTTAGCCGACTAGATGACAGTGACCTTGCTGATTCGTTCGCCCATGACCTTGCGGGTGATGCAAGGAGTGAACTGGAGTCGCAGGGATTTGATGCTATCGTCCACAAGAACGTGGTTGAGGGAGGCGATGCTATAATCGTCTTCGACACAAGCAAAATCGACGTAAAGCAGATGTCCGACAAAGAGATACTGGACGAGCTGAATGTCAGCCAGTAGTTAATCAGTTTTTGTGTATCTGATTAAGCAGGGAGGCGCAGGTGCCGTATTACGACTACAGATGTGAACGATGTAGCACCGTGACCAGCCGCAAGGTGGCGTTCGAGGACAGGCTGGAGGGGCAGCAGTGCCCGTGCGGGAGTGTCGCGGCATACCAGTTCCCTGTCAGTGCCGCCCTCGGCTTCCAGCCCTTTGAGAGTTACTACGACGAAGCCCTGGATGGCGACATCACGGGCAGGCAGGACAAGAAGAGGTTTCTAAAGGCCAACGGGCTCATCGAGGCAGGAGACAAGGTTCACGGTGCCCGAAACTTTGACAAGACAGCCCCCGATCACATCAAGCCGCTGCCACCCCGTGGCGTGTCGGTGTGGGCGAACCAGGGCAAGCAAGCCGCAGAAAAAGAGTTGTTGAACAAACGAAGGGAAGCAGCGGGCGATTAGCCAATTGGGCCATCCCATCGCCCCGCTAAAAAATCGGGAGGCATTCTTATGCCAGAAGAAAAAGAAATGGTATTCCCTGACAATGCAGCAGAAGCGTTGCACGAACAGGGGCATCAGGCACGACTTGAACAGATTTCACAGTTCCAGCCACCCAGCCAGGACGGTGGCACCACCAACGACCCGACAAGCGCCAACGGTAGCATCGGGCAACGGGGTGGGGAGAGTGCAGAGGACGCAGCAACCGACAGGACTGCGCAACCGGGCACCGACCTCCAGAGTGTTCTGGCAGCGATAGAAACTAACATCGACTCATCACAAGCTGAAGCTGTCCGCAAGGTGTTTGCCGAAAACACGCGTTTGCGGCAGGCAGAGAAGACGTCAGAGCAGTCCGTGGAAGAGTCTGTAAGGGCTGCGGTGGAGCAGGCGCTGCGTGAGCAGCAGGCCGCCGATGCCGGGCTCGACCCCGAAGACCCTATGTCGCAGGTATCAGCCGAGCAAAAAGGGCTGTTCAAGCGCATCCTCGAGGAGCAGGCCGCCGAGCTTGGCTTTGTCAAGGCCGACGACCTCACCCAGAGGGAAGCATCCGATTACCTGGCCCGCGCCAACGCCGACGGTGTAAAACTCTTCGGTGACAAGTTCGGGCTTGAGGATGACCAGGGCGTTGTTCTGACGGATGAAGCCAGGGGTTTGATGACGCCTGTGTATGAGCGCCTGCAGGATGCGGCGCGTGGCTGGACGTACAGCGACTTGTACAAGATTGCCAACTTTGACAATCTCATCTCTGAAGCAGAGGCGAGGGGTCGAAACGGGCAGCAGACGAACACACAGCAGCGTGTCGAGCGAATACAGCGTGGCAGGACGGAGCAGCCCGGTGCTGCTGGGGTTCACACAAGTGTGAACATCCGCGGTGAGCGCGGTACCCCCGGCGACAAGGGCGAGAACGTGATGGCACGGGCGATGGCTTTAGCCAAGCAGCAGTTGAGTCGGTAAACCTGGAGAACTAACAGTGGCTAACGAAACAGCACTAAGTCTGACTTATGCGCCACTGCTGACGAGCACCCTTTTCAACTACGTCAACGCCAACTCGTTCACGGACAACGTGTTCGATGCTACACCGTCGTTGAAGTGGTACAAGGGCAGCCAGAAGCTGAAATCTGGCGGTGAGCGCCTGTCGGTGGCGATTATGCACGAAACAAACAGCACGGTGAACTCCTACTCGGGGCTCGATGTCCTGGATACGTCGGAGAGCACCGGATTTACGCGGGCATTCTTCCCGTGGCGGCTCTACTCGGCCAGCATCGTCATCTCTGGTGACGAACTGACGAGCAACATGGGTGAGGCCGAACTGTTCGACCTCCTCAACGCCAAAACCACGCAGGCCGAGCTGAGTCTCGCCAACCGTCTGTCCACAGACTTGTATACGGACGGCACCGGCAACTCGAGCAAGAACCTGACGGGCTTGGTTGCGCAGGTGGATAGCACGCCGACAGTCGGCACGTATGCTTCCATCAACCGCGCCAACAACACGGCATGGCAGAACCAGGCGCAGGCATCTGTCGGCGCGGCAGCCACCAACCTTCTGTCCAACCTCCGCACGCAGTACAACAACTGCACGCAGGGCAAGGGCGGTCTGGGTTCCAAGGCTGACGGTATCAGCACCACGCAGACGGTGCACGAAAGTTTCGAGGCTTTGATGTTCCCGTTCCTGCAGTATCGCGGGGATTCCTCGAGCGACAACAGCGTCAACGCCGGGCTGTCAAACCTCCGCTACAAGAACGCGGAAGTCTTCTGGGATGCCGACGTTCCTTCTGGTGAGTTGTACATCCTCAACAGCAATCACTCGTATCTGTGCGTCCATCGTGAGCGCGATATGACGATGGCTGAGGGTGGGTTCCAGAAGCCGGTGAACCAGGATGGCCTTATCTGCCAGATTCTGTGGAAGGGTCAGCTGGCTACAGATGCTCCGAAGAAGCTCTGTGTCCTCACGGGGATAACCTGAGATAAAGGAGGACACTGTACATGGCCAATGTAGACGCAACCTTCGACAGCAACAGCCCGCAGAAGTATCACGGCGCTTTCATCGTGACGGGCACGATCGCTGCCACGACGACAGCGAACGAAACCCGCTTGGGCAAGGACATCCTCTGGTGCCATGTCGAGGACACCACGGACGATGCCACCACGGACATCCGTATCGGCATCAACCTCGAGGACGACTTTTCCACAGCATCACAGGGACTCATCGCCCACCAAGCGGAGGGGGATGACGACACCTACCGCTTTACGGCGGCGGTTCTTTTCTAGCATTTCAAACCCCAACGGGGGGAGGTGAATCCTTGCAGATACAGATGGCAACATCAGCAGAAGGCACAAAGGCGTTCGTTGCTGTTCAGGAGGATGGAACCCTGAACATCGGCGCGGGCGTTGTGTGTGAGTGGACGGCTACCACGACAGATGCAGACCAGGGCTATAAGGTCCACGTCGTCGATGCGGCAGTCAACGCCACCACGGGTGTCGCTGCGAAAGTGGCGGGCGTAGCCGAGCAGGCTATCGCCACCAACGGTAAGGGCCGGTTGCAAGTTTTTGGCCCCGCCAATGTGCGTGCTTCTGCTTCCTACGCCGTTTCCCGGCTTATGGTCGCCAGCAGCATCAACGCCACCAACGTCGGGCACGTTACCACGGCCATCCAGACGACAACGACAGCACCGGAGTATCACGGCGCTATCGTCGGCTGGAGTCTCGAGAACGGTCCGAACGCCACAAACAGCACCGTTCAACTCGACGTGCTGTAAGTCACCGGAGGCAGGGGGTTTCGGCCCTCTGCCTCTGCTAAAATCGGGGGGCAGTAATGAAAGCAACAGAAGCACGGGTGCTCGTTGGGATGCCGAATTATACGAACACCCTCAACGCCGAGGTTTATGCCAACCACATCCACTGTACCAAGGAGTGGACGAAGGCGGGCATAGATTTCCAGTTTATGATTGTCGGAAGGGACTTTGTCCACTTTGCACGGACGAAGATTTGCCAGGTAGCGAGGGACGGCGGCTGGACACACATCTTGTGGTTGGATGACGACGCCATCATCGAGCCGCACATTCTTGCCAAGTATATCGAGCACGACAAGGACATCATCGTCACGCCGTATCCGATGCGGCGCAGCCCCTATGAGATTGGCTGCCTCATCAGTGTGCGGTATGACTGCCAGGACTGCGGGCACAAGCACTATACCGAACAGGCTGTGCCCGAGGTGGAGGCAGAGTGCCCTGAGTGCGGCGGCCCGTTGGTGCGGGATTTTTACGAGATGGGGGCATATAAGAATATGTGCCTCGAGGACATCGACTGCGGGCTGGTGGAAATCGACGGGGGCGGCACCCACGCCATGCTTATCAAAACGGACATGCTGTGGCGCGTGCCCGAGCAGAAGTTCGACCCCGTTGCTCCCGACCTCCGCAAGCTGATGACAGGGCTGAACGAGCAGCAGCGTGCCGTGATGCGCCGCAACATCGGGGATTTGCCCGAGCACAACCTCTCCTTTGACGAGGAGGAGAAGGCGGGAAAGCACTACTTCACGATGCCGCCAGTGGGCACGGAGGACATGCTGTTCTGCTACCGCGCCAAACTCAAGGGTATGGAGGTGTGGTGTGACACCGACGAGTGGGCCGACCATGTCGGGTTTGCGCCTGTCATCACCAAAGCCTACCGCCAGGGGATGGAGCAGGTGCGCACGGGGCAGGCCAAGAACGTCAACCACGGTGTTGCCGTGCTGAACGTTGTCAAGGGCAGGGACAACAACAGCGTAAGGGTAGACACCAATGTGAGTCTGGTATGAAGCAGGCACGCATATACCGATGCCAGCGATGCGGCAAAGGACTCGATGCTGACGTCCTGGGGCACGACCCCCTGTCCAACTGCCCAGACTGCGGACACCGCCGCTTCGAGGAGAACCAGGCCAACCTGAAGCCTGCCGAGCAGCTGGGGCTATATACCAAGTTCGGTATATGGTTCTGCAACACGGACGACCAGCACTGGCTCGACAAGGAGATTATGCGGGTGGGCGCGATGCCGCCAGGACGGGCGCAGGACAAGCAGGAGAGCCTTCTGCTGACGAAGGTGCGGGAGGGCTGCAATGACTAAGTTTGCTCTCTCCGGCATCACCGTCAGCACCATGTGCGGCTTTGACATCATTGTATTGCGGGCGTAACCGTTGGGCGTGTTTTCGCCTCCCGATTCCGCGCCCAGCAGGGGCGGGGGGCCGAAACCCCTCGCCCTATGAAAAGGCGTAAGCGATGGCAACAAGCGCGGTAAGCGTAGGAACATCAGCCACCAGCCTTGTGGCAGAGAACTTTGAGCGCATCTACCTCACCATCAACAACCAGAGTGCGGTGGAGGTGTTCCTGGGCGATGTCAGCAATGTTACCACGTCGTCGGGCATCGGCCTGGCGGCGGGGGCACAGCTGACGTTCAAGTACGACGGCAGCATACCCCAATTTTTCTTTCAGGGGCAACTGTGGGGTGTGGTGGCATCGGGCACGGCAGATGTGAGAGTGATGGAACTGGTGAGAACACGATAAAGGAGACTGTGATGCCAGGAGTCGGTGTTTTTTCAGCGACGGCAGCGGGCACCAACTCGGGTGCCACGGCCACGCACGCAGCAGTAACAGGGCAGACATACGTGGTGACGAATATCTCGGGCCACGGCGATGCGGATGCCGTTATCACCATCGAGAGTCCCGCCTCCACAGTCTTGTGGGAGGGGAAGCTCGACGTTAGCGCCGAGGGGTTCAACTTCTCCTCGGGGCCGGTGACGATTCCCTGCGGGCGCAGTGCCGCAGCGGTGGGCAAGATTGCCGCATCCACGTCAGACTGCCAGGTGACGATTTCAGGATATATCATCTAAACAAGAATCGGGAGGCAACATGGACGATATGGTAAGTGAAGCGGTAGTAGAGACACGGTATTTTCCTGTGGCGAGTTTGCTGGACTACGAGCCCGGCGACCCCCACATCAAGCAGGCCGTGGAATACCAGTGGCGTGACGCCGCTGGCGACACGCGCAAGATAACCGAAGAGGATGGCGTGGTGCTAACCCTCACGGGCAGGCGCAGGCAGGGCGTGGTGTATCGCCACATGGGCAGGGAAGTCGATGCCCTCGAGGTTCCCGCCATCGAAGATGAGACACGGCGGGCGGTGCCCGAGTTTGCCGCCTGGGATTATCGCATCACCGAGGTGGTGCTGACAGACGGCCCGGCAGCAAAGGCCGAGCTCCTGGAGAGTTACGAGCAGAAGAAGAAGAGGGAAGGGCAGGAGCGGGACATACAGCACGACGCCACCAGCACCCTGGCAGCGTCCATCGACAGGATGGGGCAACTGCTCGGCAACACAGCAGAAGCACCACCACTAGACGATCCCGCCGCCCTGGTGTCAAAGTTGAAGGAAACACTTACCACCGCGCAGCTCGAGGATATGCTGATGGACATTAAGGAAGAGTCACAACCACCACCCCGTAAAAGAGCGGTGAAGAAATGACTTTTAAGGAGTTGCGGGACACGCTGCTGGAACTGGCGGGGCAAGACCCCGGTGGTGAGTTTGAAACTATGACAGACCGCAGCATAAACCGGACATACCGCCGTCTGCTTGCCGAGGTGAACCAGGACGAGGTGGCGAGGGAGTTTACCCTCCCCACCGTGGCCTCGACGTCACAGTATGGGCTGCCGCTAAATGTGTCGCGCATCCTCAACATCGAGGATGGCACCAACAACCGGCGCTTGCGGGAAATCAGCAGCAGGGAGTATGACAGGCTGTATCCCGGCACCTCCTCTTCTGGCGATGCACGCCGCTACTATGTCCTCGGCAGCATAGGCGTACAGACGCAGCCCGCATCTCCCGGGACGGTGACCGTGGTGTCCGACAGCGCAAGCGACGGCACCAGCTTCTTCATCCGCATACAAGGGCTCGACGCCAACGGTGTGTGGATTTCTGAGCAGGTGACGATGAATGGCACCACAAATGTTACCACCACGGCCTCCTTCACCACGGTGGAGCAGGTAGCCAAATCACAGAACAGCGGCAACGAGTGGACGGGGCAAGTGACGGTGTCCGACGCCTCTGCCAACGTCCTTACGCGCATACCCAAGGCCGTGACGAGCCCCAACCACCTGCGGGTGGAGTTTTACCCCATCCCTGACGCTGTCGTCAGCCTGACGGTGCGGGCGATGGCGCGGAAGCCTGACCTCTTCGACGACGACGATTGGCCGCAGATACACGAAGACTTCCACATGCTCATCATCGACGGTGCTGGCCCCGAGCTGATGCTGGCGGCAGGCAAGCCCCAGCAGGCGCAGCGTATGCAGCTCGACTTTGCACGCACGCTGCCAATCTTCAAGGGCCGGGCGCAGTATCGTCCCAACCGCGTGGGCGTCTTTAAGGATGTGCAAAACGCCCCGTTCCTGTGGGCCGACGACAGACCCCTGGTTGAAGGTGTGGACTTTGTCTAGGACGCTACTATGCCGATAACCCCGGGACTACACAAAAGCCCCCTCTTCCGCGTGCGCGGGCAGTCGAATTTCATCTATCCCGATGAGCGGCTTGACCCCCGGCAGTGTACGACACTGTCCAATATCAACTTGACGGAAACGGGCACGGCAAAGACGCGGGACGGGTATGCCACGCTAAACGCCAGCCAGACGACGTCGGCGCGGGACTTTACCGGCCTGGCGCAACTACCCTTCAAGGCGGGCACTGAAGATGTGGCCTTCCACGGTTCTCTGTTTACCGAAGAAACCGGTGGCGTCCGCACGGACAGGACGGGCACCCTCACTCTTACCAACAACGCCGAGTTGCGCTGGCGGCACGTCTTCATCGCTGACTCGATGGTGGCGACAAACGGCACCGACGAGATAGTGCGCTGGACGGGCTCGGGGGATGCCACCGACCTCACCTCCAGCGCCAACATCGCCTTTACCACCTGCCGCGACGTTGTCGTCCATAATAACCTGCTAGTGTTCTTGCGGCCCACAAATGCGGGAATTGACCAGACAACGCGGGTGCAGTGGTGCGACATCAACCCCCGACTGTTCACCGTGGACATAACTAACGTGCCGGTAGACAACAGGGCAGACGTGTATGAGGACGGGGCACCCATTATCGGGGGTGCTGACTTCCTGGGCGACCTCGTCGTGCTGAAGTCTGACGGCGCGTATATCACGCGGCTGGCCTATGACTCGGGCTTTGTGGAGATGGACCCCCCGCGTGCCGTGCGCGGTTTTGAGCCTATCGCCACCAACAGCATCCTGGTGCGCGTCGGGAACCCCAACTTTGTGTTCTTCGTCGCCCGTGACGGCGGCTATATCCTCAACCCTGACGGCAGCTTTACCAAAGTCACAGAAGCGGTACAGAATGATTGGAATGCCCTGAACCAATCGCGCTTACAGTATGCCGTGTCGTGGATACGCCAAAAGGACAACCAGGTGCGGACGCTGCTGTCCAGCGGCAGCAACAGCACAGGCCACGACAGGGTGATGGTGTGGGATTGGGTGACGGGAGATGTGTGGTTCGACACCCCCAAGGACGCGATGAACGTGGGCGACTCCTGGGTGCTTACCAACATCGAATACGATGTCTTCGGCAGCGCAGACGGATACCTCTACCAGGGCAACGACAGCAACCAGACACAGGACAACGCCACAGACTTCACCAGCACCATCAAGACTGTCCCCAACGACCTCGGAGCACCGGGAATTGCCAAAAACATCGTCAACCTCATCACCTACTTCCGCACGCAGGGGGGGCAGCAGACGGTAGAGGTGAAGATGTTCAGGGACGAGGGGCGGCTGCTGACGACAAGCGGCTCCATCACCATCGGCACGTCGCAGACATACGACAGCGGTCTGCGGTATGACTCGGGCCTGTCCTACGGCGGCGGTGATAGCATCAAAGCCACGACATTCATAAACAGAGATGCCGAAGTCATCGCCCCCCAATGGGAGAGCAACGACATCCTCGAGTTGCAAGCCTGGCAAGTGGAATTTGAGGTTCCAGAATGAGACTTAAAAAAGAGGTTACAGCATGAGCGTCACATTTTCATTCCAGGGCACCCAGCCAGCGGCAGGTGGTGAGATTTTAGCAGCACCCCTCACCGACACCCTCAACCACCTGATTACCAACCTGAACGCCGGGAGCCTGGGCACCGCCAACGTAGACATCACCGACATTATGGTGCTCGGCACGGCACAGACGGTGACGACTACCAAGACGCACAGCGCCGACGTGATCCTGCAAGACTCGGTGAACCTGGCGCTGGGAACGGGCTCGGACGCTACCATCGACTACGATGGCACCAACCTGGTGGTAAACCCCAAGGTTGTGGGCACGGGCGTGGTGAGCGTAACGGGTGGCGCGACAGTGTCCGAAACGCTGGGCGTCACGGGCGTGCTGACAGCTACAGCTCAGTCGGTGCATACGGCGGGCATACAGTCGGGCGGGAATGTGGTATCAGACACTGATAGCACGGACGACTTGGGCACGACAGGAGTGCGGTGGGCCAACCTCTTTGTTGACGATGTCACCATCACCACGACAGCGACGGCAGGGACGAGCCTGGTGGCCGGGACGGCTACGGTGGCCGCAGGAAGCATCACCGACTCGAGCGGCGCTATCTCATTCGGAGATGAGAACCTCAGCACCACGGGCACGCTCGGCGTCACTGGCGTCATCACGGCAGGCGGCAACATCGTATCAGACACGGACAGCACAGACGACCTGGGAACCACGGGCGTGCGATGGGCCAACGTCTTTACCGACAGCCTCACCTCTGGAACTGCTGTGGTTACGGGCGGCTCTATCACGGACACCAGCGGTGCAATCTCGTTCGGTGACGAGAACTTGTCTACTACGGGGACGTTGACTGTCGGCGTAGATGGGACGGGCGCGGATGTCACGTTTTACGGTGACACATCTGGCAAGCAAGCCTTGTGGGACGAGGATGAAGACACGCTACAGTTAAACGACAATACCAACCTGACATTCGGCACAGGAGCAGACGCCGATATTTTTTATGACGGCACAGACCTGAACATATCCCCAGCCGTGGTGGGGTCTGGCGACATTGTTGTAAACGGTGCGTCGATGGAGTTTGCTGATTCTGAGGGCGTGACATTCGGCACGGGCAAGGACGCAACGATTCAATATGACGGTTCAGACCTTGTCATTGCACCTGCTG